ATTGCTGAAAGAAAACTGACACTAGATGATTATGATTTTTATTGGAGTCCTGACGCAGGATATAGAGACAGATTGATTATACCTTTTACATATCAGTCAAGGATAGTAGGTTACACAGCAAGAAAGGTTGTAGAAAGCAAAGTAAAATATCTTTCAGAACAACAGCCCGGTTATGTTTTCAACACAGATGCACAAGACGATGACAGAAAATACATTGTGGCTGTGGAAGGTCCTATTGATGCTCTTGCTATTGATGGAGTAGCACTGTTGGGCAGTGAGATCAAAGAGCAACAATCTGCACTTGTAAACAGTTTGGGCAAACATGTTATCGTGGTTCCTGACAAAGACGAAGCAGGACAAAAACTTGTCTGGGATAGTCTTGAAGCAGGCTGGAGCGTGAGTATGCCCGACTGGAGTCAAGATGTGAAAGATGTCAATGATGCTGTGCGTAAATATGGTAGACTTCACACTTTGTACACAATTATAAAGAACGCAGAAGATTCACAACTAAAAATAAAACTGAGGATGAAAAAATGGTTTACATAAAAAAAGTAATATCATTTGTAATCTCTCCTATTACAAAATTGGTGTCATACATCAAATACAGAAAGAAAATAAGAGAGTTACAAAAAAGAGACCCTTTTATATACAAGTAGAATGTACTACGTTATAGAAGGAATACATAAAGATCCCAATGATATTAATACATTGGATCCAAAAACAAAAAAGGAGCATGGGCCTATGGAAGAAATCACTGCAAATGATTTAGCCAAGGCACTTATACAAAAAAATATCGATGACTTTTATCATCGAGCATGGGTAATTAAAAAATGATAGTATGGGGAATAACAGGAAACAATCATGATGCCAGTTTGGCAGTCATGGAATATCACGTAAAAGGTCTGACAGACAAATACGGATTATACCTACACTGGGCAGGTAAGAGTTCAGACTTTAGTGGAGTACCTGGAGATCCAAATCTATGTCCAGAGATGTTGGCCCATGTTAGATCCAACGCCAGATGGGCTCACCCGGCAAAGATTATTTGGTACGAAAAACCTTTCAAGAAAAGTGTGCGTCAGTTGATTGCTGGACAAGGCATGAAGTTTAAAGAAAACAATGTTAAAAAGTTTTTACAACGCCAAGGTATACATGTACCGATTGAATATATTGATCATCATGAAAGCCATGCGGCATATGGATACTTCACATCTCCTTTCAATGATGCGGCAATAGTTGTATTAGACTCAATAGGAGAGTTTGAAACATTCACTATATGGCATGGTCACAAAGACAAATTGGAAAAACGTCACGTAACAAAATATCCAAACAGTGTGGGACTATTTTATTCTGCTATGACACAACGTTGTGGATTCAAAGCCAATGCAGAAGAATACAAATTGGAACAGTTAGCCAAACAAGGCAATTGGAGAAAATACAATAGACTGATGATGGAAGAAATCATTGACAAAAGATTTCCTTTCAAAACAAGAGAAAATTTACACAGAGGTTGTAACTGGTGGAGACCAGAATTAAATTCAGAACAGGATTTAGCAGACTTGGCGGCAACTACTCAACATATCTTTGAACAGGTGTTGATGTGTGCCAGTTCTTGGATACAGATGAACATACCGACACAGAACATTGTTTTGGTTGGAGGGTGTGCATTGAACAAAACTGCAAGAACAAAATTAGAATCAGTTTGGGACAACATATGGGTGCCAAAAAATCCTGGAGATCCTGGATCATGTGTTGGTGCTGTGTGTGCCAAATATCACAAGCACATTGACAATTCAGACGAAATGTGGTATAATAAGGACAATGGTTAAACAAAACAAAGACTATGGATATGAGATACAAAAACTGTATCTCGAAATGATGTTGAGTGACGCAGAAACATTTGTGCGTTGTCAGTCCATATTTGATTATTCACTGTTTGATAGAAAATTACAAGACACAGCAGACTTTGTGAACAAGTATGTGGCACAATACAATTCATTGCCCACATATGACATTGTGAACAAAAGTTGTAATGTTGAATTGAAGCCCACAGAGAATCTGACAGAAGAACATTTTACTTGGTTATTGGATGACTTTGAAACGTTTGTGAGACACAAAAGTTTAGAAAGAGCAATTCTTAAATCAGCAGACATGTTGGAAAAAGGTGAATATGGTCCTGTTGAAGAACTTGTTAAGAAGGCTGTACAGATTGGATTACACAAAGACATAGGTACAGATTACTTCGATGATCCTAAATCAAGACTGATGGGATTGAAAAATCAAAATGGTCAAGTGAGCACAGGATGGACAACACTGGATAAAAAACTGTTTGGGGGATTTAACAAAGGTGAATTGAATATATTTGCTGGTGGATCTGGTGCTGGTAAAAGTTTATTCCTTGCTAACTTAGGATGTAATTGGGTGTTGAATGGATTGAATGTTGCTTATGTATCATTTGAATTAAGTGAAGCACTTGTGAGTATGAGGATCGATTCTATGCTTACAGATATTCCAGCAAGAGAAATTTTTAAAGATTTAGATGGTGTTGAGATGAAGGTCAAACTGCTAGGTAAAAAAGCAGGAAGATTTCAAATCAAATACATGGCAAGTGGTAAGAACGCAAATGATTTAAGAAGTTACATTAAAGAATATGAAATTAAAACAGGAACGAAATTAGATGTAATATTGGTAGATTATTTGGATCTTATGATGCCGATCAGTAGAAAAGTATCACCAAGTGATTTGTTTGTGAAAGACAAATTTGTTTCGGAAGAATTGAGAAATTTATCAATGGAATTAAATGTGATCTTTGTTACAGCATCGCAGTTGAACAGAGGTGCTGTTGAAGAAATAGAATTTGATCATTCGCATATATCTGGTGGTTTAAGTAAAATACAAACTGCTGACAACGTGTTTGGTATATTCACATCAAGAGCAATGAGAGAAAGAGGTAGATATCAAATACAGTTGATGAAAACAAGATCATCCAGCGGAGTTGGTCAAAAGATTGATTTGGAGTTCGACGTAGACAGTTTAAGAATAAGAGACCTAGCAGAAGATTCAGAGTATCAAGAATTTGATAAACGTAAGAGCACAATATACAATTCACTAAAGAAAACGTCCACAGTCACTGAAAACGACAATGAACAACCAAAAGAAATTTCTCCACCAGATCCCACAAAAGGTGATACAGTAGGAAGAATTGACGCAGGCAACACTGATCAAACAAAATTGAGGGACTTCTTAAAGAACCTTGATGGCGATGAATAAACAATACAAAAGAATAGCAATCCCCAAAGGTTTAGATTTAGGAACCAGTAGACGTACATGTCATCAGTTGGCAAACACCATAAGTGCTAGAACGGGATTGAATATTTTTACCGATGTGGAATCAATTGAACAAGGAGACCTGGTGGTGTTAGGTGGAGTTGGTGGGCACGATGGATTTCAAAAGTATCACGAAACATTTAAGGAAAAAAATATAGATTATCTTAATGTTGAAAAAGGTTACTGCAATTGGTGGAAACCAGTTTACTGGAGAGTAGCATTTAACGAAAACCAAGTGAAAGATATCAAAGGTGAATGGACAAATGAACGTTTTGTAAAATTTAATATGAAGATTAAGCCTTGGCAAATGGGAGATCAAGTGTACATTGTGGCTCCCAGTCAAAATGGTTTAGATGTTTATGGTATAAAACAAACTGTAGATGCGTGGATAGAATCCACAACAGAAGAAATCAAAAAGTACACAAACAGACCAATTAAAGTGAGAAAGAAACTGCCTAAAAAAGCCAGAGGTTCCAGAGGCTTCTGTGATTCATTAGAAAATATATACTGTGTGGTCAGTTTACATACCATGGCAATGACTGAAGCATTGAGAGAAGGATGTCCAATAATATCGTTAGTGCCTGGATGCTTAAAAGATTACAGTGTGGATTCAATTTCAAAAATTAATAATCTATATTATCCCGACAACAGACAATATCTATTCAACTGTTTAACTAATTTACAATTCAATTCTGGAGAGTTGATTTCCGGTGTAGCATGGGACACAATCAGCAAATATTACAATCTTAATATTACCAAAATCAGTTAAGTCTAAAAATATCACAAATAAATATTATTTTAGGCAGAAAGGCAAACAATGACTGATTTAGAAAATATACAAAGGCTCACTGAACGTTTCAAAAGGCAAATGCCCAACGGTGAAGTGTACCAACAAAGACTTGCAGAAGAATTCGAATTAATTCTTAAACAAAGATTCACAGAATATTTCTTAAAAATTTGTGACATCATAGACATCACATCGGATCTAAAACACATGACAAGAGGATCAGCAGGATCCAGTTTGGTGTGTTATCTATTAGGTATCACCGATGTTGATCCTGTGAAATGGAACATACCTGTGGCACGTTTTATGAATCCATTGAGAGATGATTTACCAGACGTGGACATCGACTTTGAACATCACAAACAGGCAGAAGTGATGGAACGCATATTCAAAAAGTGGCCTGGCAAGACAGCAAGAATATCTAACTATGTGAAGTATCAACCCAAGTCCGCAAAACGTGAAGCGGCAAAACGTTTGGGTGCTAAAGGCAAACTGCCACGCAAATTCAAATACGAAGATTACGATATTGATCCTATAGAAGCAAAACGCATAGAACAAAAACTGTTAGGCAAGAAAAGATGCATATCTAAACATTGTGGTGGAATCATAATGTTCGATAGACAGTTGCCTAAGAGTTTAATTTCTGCCGACAATCAAATATTGCTGGACAAATATGAAGTGGAGGACTTGGAACATTTGAAAGTGGACATACTTGCCAACAGAGGTTTAAGTCAATTGCTAGAAATAAATCCCGATATGAATTTAACTGACTATCCAGAAGAGGATGAAGCAACTGCCAAATTATTAAGCAGAGGAGATGTATTGGGAGTAACACAAGGCGAGTCGCCTGCTATGCGAAGACTGTTCAGAGCGATACAACCTAAAAGTGTATATGATTGTGTGTTCGCTACTGCCATGATTAGACCTGTGGCAATGACTGGCAGACAGAAAGCATCCATGTTCAATGACTGGACCAAAGAAGGCGTACAAGATTCAATTGTGTTCGAAGATGATGCTATTGAAATTATTTCTGAGATTATAGGCATCGACATGTATGAAGCAGACATGTATCGACGAGCATTTGCCAAGAAGAACGATGAAAAAATTATAGAGTTTGTAGATAGACTGGGCAATCATCCACGCAAACAGGAAGCAATCAATACACTGATGACACTGTCTGGATTTGGATTGTGTAGAGCTCATGCTGTCAACTTGGGTAGATTGATTTGGGCATTGGCATATCAGAAAGCACACAATCCTCAAAAATTTTGGGAGGCATGTTTAAAACACTGTGAAGGTTCATACAGGCGTTGGGTGTACAACACAGAAGCACAACGATGGGGAATTGACAATGAACCTGGTTGGTGGAGACGAGGATTTATTCCTAAATGTCATGTACAACAGCAGTATCTAGATTATGTTCAGTTCGCAGGAGTTATTGCCAATGGCAGAGTGTTCAAAGGCAAAAACGGCAAGTACGTTACTTTTGTGACACTGGGCATAGGTCCTGGAGAATACATCGATATCACAGTGAAAAAACCATTCAGTCACAAAGACGGAGATGTCATTGTGGGCAGAGGCAAAGTGCGACATCACAACAATTCAGACTATGTGGAATGCCAGGATGTGGAACTGCTTTCGTTCCAGCAATGGCTGGCGGACAGCAAAAATTCCGCGAAGCGGTAAAGCAGAAATTTTAGATCCGCGAAGCGGTAAGCACAGCGATTTCGGTAAGCAATTTTAATCTATGATTTTTCTTTTGACGCCTTTACGTTTGACGTCCAGTGTGCTACAATGTATTCCACCGTCCCAAAACAAATAGTGTCTCTGTGGCACAACGTGGCAGTCTATGTGTAAGGCTTTCAGTTTGGCAAACAGTTTGGGTATGTGTCTAGCAAACACAATGTTGTGCCTGTCTATGATCAACACATTGAGATCAAAACAAACTTCTTGACTGTAACCTCTCCAGTTCTCCAAGTACTTGTCTATCCAGTCAATGTCCATTTTGTTTTTGGCTTCTGCGTAATCTTGTACATATCTATCCATCTTTAATTCAGGCAAACAATCACTAACATCTATCAACTGTTTGTTGCGTAGACACTGAGGTACCCAATCAATGCCTGCGTGTATCACAGTGTCATCATCTATCATGATAAAACCATGGTCAATGTGTCCAAAGCCACTGAAACGTGTGCCTTGATTGGTGTGGAACTTGTAGTCACTCAGTTCACGTTTGCACCAATCCAATCCTGTCATAGAGCCAGGACCTTCTTGATTCACAATGAAGGCATCTCCTGCTCGGAACATGGTAGCAGTGTGCCACAGCACTCTGTCCATCAATCGGTCTTTGTAGGTTCTATCATTCACAAACCAATCATCCTCTGTGTTTAGATTCTGTAGCATGGGCGGGGGTTGACTGATCCAACGGTATCCTTCTCTAAACATCTTCTCAAATATGGGATAGTAACTGATGGCATCAAAATATCTGTCGGTGTAACTGGTGTATGTCTGTATGATTGTGCGACCCATCACCATCAATGCGTCTCTGGGCACTGTGGGAGCAATGGGAAATTTTACTTCAAAATCAGGCATGTGTATGGGATCATAATACTCATGCACTGTGGGACGCATCACTTCCACACCACCTTTCTTTAAAAAGTCTGCCAGTTGATCCAGATCCTGTTTGGTTTCTTCAAGGATCTGATTAAAGCCGCTGGAATCTTTGCCATGCACTGTGTGGACCTGTCCAGGATCGTATGTGTCTCCCACTATGACTGATTCCAATGGATCGTATTCTGTGTATATCATATGTTCAAGTATTTCACATGCATGAATGCTTGTAGACTGCGTCGCTTCACATCAGGTGTCACAATCTTGGTCACAGCATGATAGAGATCTTCGTTGTTGATTATGATTCTGTTGCAGAGAGGTTCCACATACTCACCTCTGTCTGCGTTGTCTTTGCGAAACAAGAACAATCCACCATCCTTGAAGTCCCATGTTTCATTTAGGAAAAATGTCACACCCATGAAATCTATTTCATCTTTTTCCCAATCAAGAAATCTATCCTTGTGCCAAGTGCTCACATAAGGATATTTCATTTCATGATATCGCAGTGTTTGATCCACACCTGTGAGCAGTTCTTCGGTGAAGTAACCCTTCTCCACCAACAAACCAAAAAAGAAATCTTTTATTTCTTTGTTGAGATAGAACAGATTACAGTCATCTGTTTCGTGATGATCCATTTCATCATCATATCTTTCAAAGCGTCCATTGTGCTGAGTGATGTCTGCTTGAATCATCGCATTCACTTTGGTCAACTGTTCTGCTGTTAAAAAATTATCTTTTATGATCATTGTAACTGTCCTTTCAACACATCAAAATATTCTTCTGTGGCATTGATCGGCACAATAAAAAATTTGTGATCATCGCCTCTCATCAAATCAAACAGTGTGCCAAACTGTCCCATGATGTTATATCCTGCTTCTTCAAATATTGATTTTGCTGTTGCCACAATTGAGTTGTGCTGTGACATCAACTGTTCTTGATGCAGTATATCAATATATTTAATACAACTCAACACGCCGGGCAGACTGTAATTGTAGGTGAATCCGTGTTCCCAATCAAAATCATCTGGCAATGCATCATCAATCTTTGAGTTGTACATGGTGACACTGAGAGGAAAAAATCCTCCTGTGATGGCTTTGCCCATGGTGAATATGTCTGGTTCAACGGTGGTTTGTCTCCAACCCACAAACGAACCTGTTTTGCCTCCGCCAATAAAAATATCGTCCACAATGATGATCACGCCCTGCTGTTGGATCTGTTCAATCTTGTTCCAAAATTCTTCTGTGTTGGGTCTTAATTGTTGTCCATAGGAACAGGTCTCCACCATCACACACATCACTTCACTCCAATCTGTCTCATTGATGTCAAAATCTCTGCTCAATCTAATCACTTGGTCATATGGTTTGAGTGTGTAGAAAGGATCTGTAAACAGACTGTCTCCCATGTTGTAATTCAAAAATGTAGAACCATGATAACTGTTTTCAAAGCACACAATCTTTGTGCGTTTGGTTTGTCCAATCAGTTTTTGATAAGCACTGGCAAGTTTAACAGCACCTTCGTTGGCATCTGATCCGCTGAGAGCAAATATACTCTTATAGCCTGTCATGTGAAACAGTGTGTCACTCAACCGATAACTGGGTTCGTTGAGATACAGTTCTTCATTCTGCACAATACTTTCTGCTATCTCTGGTTTGACCTTTATGTTATCATACACATAATCCAATATGTCATATCTATCAAAACCCAATGTGAAACATCCATAATGAAGCAACGGATCTATCACTTTAACTCCGTCCTTGATGTAACCATACTGCCAATGTGGTTTGGCAACATTGGTCAATCTTTGTACACCTGGTATAAGTCCTTTGATTGATTTCATATGCTTAATTATTGAATTTCAAATTCCAACTGATCGTATGTGATGTTATCAGAATCTTCAAACTGTTTTTTGGATTCTAAACTTACTGTGATAGGTAAATCCATGTCTACAAAGTTTTGAACTGAAATATTTTTTGTTTCTCCTTGATGAAATGTTTTGTCTAAAATATGAGTTTGATTGTTCACTTTCAATTTGATTTGATAGTCATCAGTAAGTTTTTCACTGCCTTTCACAAAATTTTTTCTGTTAAATTTTGTGGTACATATTGAACTGTTGCTGTCAAACACAAAATCCACATCAGTTTTTTCTTTGATGTCTCCAAAAGAAATATTATACATCAAACTGACTGTGTTTACACTGCTAGGGTCAAACAACACTTGATCACTCAACACAATTGGCAGTTTTTCTTCAGCGTCATTGATATTTTCAAACACCACCATATCATTAACCATCACTGTGAGATTATTTTTGTATTGATGTTTTTCAAAACTGAAATAGCGTTTGTCTTTGTCTTTTGGACATCGTAATACAAAAGTTTTATTCATGTTCTATGCTGTCCTTAAATTTAAGCAGTGCTTCCTCAAAACTCAAATGATCACCTGGTAATTTTAATAATGTCAATGACAGTGTCCATCTATCTTGTGTAGGATCAGGATTATGTGTGTTGTGCAGTTGTCCCACATTCATTAAACTGGGTTTGTCAATCACTGCTTGATGCACCAACTCTATGTCTTTAGCATCAGCACTGTAACACTTGTAACAATCTATGTCAGGCTCTATGCCTGCTTGTTCAAAACTTTTGTTCACTTCCGTTTCATCATGATTGACTTCTATGTATTGGCAACCTGATTTCAACTTGTACCATCTTGTGGTGCTGGTGTCAGGACCCCATGTGAAATTCAGTTTACAAGCATCTTTGCGTCCAGGTGGAATCACAGTGTCATTGTGAATGGGAATAGCACCGCCGTTGGGTTTGGTATAAAAGCCTTCTATCACATTCGAAATTTTCAAATTGTGCTGTGCTAGCCATTTGAAAAGTTCGTCTGGTAGTTCATTTGGATTCACATAGGTTATGAAATCATTCTCCAACCCTTCAGCAAAACATTTTGGTTTGTTCATCGTGAATGGTAGTGTGATGTATCTATGATATATGTTAAAATTCATTTTTCTAAAATATTTATGGATCGCACATTTAGGCCCTTGTAGGTGTGGTTTTGGCACTGGTAGACACACATACATAAAACAGATCATTGGCCCGTATAATGACGTGTATGACGCTTTAAAGCACAAATATATCGTGCTGTAGCACCTTGTTTGCTGGGTCATAAATACACAATACAATGTGTACACAGGATAACTAATTTTGAATGTCTAACGAAATACAGAACAAAACAATCAATCTGCGCCAATGGGAAGACGGCAACGAACCACCATTCAATCCAGAAATGGATGTGGAGATCAGAGACTTCATCGGTGTGTTCAAAAAAGCCTTCACAAAAGAATGGTGTGATCAAGCAATCAAATACTTTGATGAAATGACCAAGATGGGTTTTGGTAGATCCATCCAAGAAATTTCAGGAGCACCTAGACATTTAAAAGACACACAAAATTTTAATACCACACGATTGTATTCACAAGGCGATAATCTTTTGAGCATTGTGGGAGTGCCTGGCATACAGAATAAATTCTTAGACACATTCTGGGCGTGTTACAATGGAATATACAGACATCAATTTTCATCTTTACAAACAGAAGGTGCACCTCAGATGGTGTACGAAATGAAGATTCAAAGAACTGCACCTGGAGAAGGATATCATGTTTGGCACTGGGAACAGAGCAGTAGATCAGACACCACAAGGTTTATGGTGATACAGGTATTTCTTAATGATGTGGAAGAAGGTGGTGAAACA